CTATTGGTTCGAACGTCGATGATAATTATGAATTGTATTCAAAAAGAATCAATTTATTATGTCAACAAATATTTATACAGTGTGATAAACAACACAACATTAAAGAAAGACTAATTTTATGGCTGACTTGCTAAATTCTAATGAGATATTTTGGACAGCGTTTGAACCAAAAACACAACATCGTTTCATCATGTATGTTGATGGAATTGCTTCGTTTGTAATCAAAAAGGTTGACCGCCCAAAACCCGTAAGCGAAAGAAAAGCCTTAGACCACATCAACCTTCAACGTTACTATAAAGGTAAGACGATTTGGCAGGAAGTAACGTTAGAACTTTACGACCCAATCGTTCCTTCAGCCGCACAAGCAGTAATGGAATGGATTCGTTTGGGCCATGAATCTGTCACGGGCCGTGATGGATATCAAGATTTTTATAAGAAAGACATCACAATCAATGTATTAGGACCGGTTGGTGACAAAGTAGAAGAGTGGACCTACAAAGGCGCCTTCGTTACCAATACAGATTTCGGAACCTTAGATTGGTCAAACACAGGTGACGCACTTATGGTGGTGGCTACAATCAGTTACGATTACGCCATACTTCAGTTTTAGTATTTATATCATTACACAGTTAACAACAATGAAAGCCCGGCCGAAACGCCGGGTTTTTTGTTTTTCATTTTAATGATGTATATTTATATGGTAACATGAAGAACAAAGAAATGAAATCGCTACCATCAAGATTATCAAGGGTTGAATTAAAGGAGATAATTAAATCCATAATCAGAGAAAATCTTGGATACAGTCACGCAATGATTGAACCGCAGCCGGCCAAAGATCCTGTCAATGAAACAAATCATTGGACTTCCAACATGAACCAAGCGTATAAGACATTGGAATTAGAATTAAGAAAATCGAATGACCCAAATTTTGGACAAATAATTTTGGCCATTCAAGATCAATTTTCATTGAACGATTATGAGACTTATTTAGTTGGCGAAAATTCTACATACCCAATAGGAAATGTGTGGAATGATATAGCTGGAGGAAAATTTTTAAAATATACAAATAAGAACGCTGGTATAGATGAAACCACAAACTTATTTAAATTCCAAAGAACTCTAAGTGACGCTCTGAGTTCGGTTGAAGATTTCGTTGACAAAAATAGAATCATGGTTGACCCAAAAGAAAACGAACCTACAGATAATGACAGACACGGTGTTCGTGGACCTTATATGTATGGGGGAATTAATTACGAACAACACAAAGATGCACACTATAAACTCTTACAATATAAGGGCAAACCAACAAGAAAATACCTTCATGTAAGTATCTACAGAATGCCCACAGGAAGTTATGAAGTAACTAACTATGTAGCATAATGAAAACCATAGGCATCTATACAGGAAGATTTCAACCTCCCCACCGAGGACATTTAGAGGTTTATAAACAACTAAAACAGTTAGTTGGAATTGATACATTTGTTGTAACATCAAATAAAGTAGAACTCCCCGACTCTCCATTATCTTTTGCAGAAAAAGAAATGATTTTAGTAAAACACGGAATCCCTTCCAGTCACGTTGTTCAGGTAAAAAACGGATACACTCCCGTAGAAGTAATTAGTAAATTTCCAGGTGCGGCTGCAATTTTTGCTTTAGGAGAAAAAGACAAACAAAGATTGATAGGTGGAACACAATTAGATAAACAAGGAAAAGAAATATGGGTCACACGTAAGGGTGCATTGGCCTATTATCAACCTTATGAATCAAATAGAAACAACATGGAGACGGCTGATAAAAGAGGATACGTCATCATTGTTAACGATGTAAAAATAGATGGAAAAAACATCAATGGAACCGATGTAAGAAACGCATTAGGATCCAACACACAATCCGAAGACAATAAAAGAAAATTCTTTCAATGGGCATTTGGTTGGTTTGATGCTAGTTTATTCAAACTTCTTGTTGATAAATTTTCTGCTAGAGATGTAGAATTCCCAACAAAAGAACCGTCTATTACAAAAGAATATATTGAATCATTAATCAAAGAATGTATATTAGAATTAATGGGCACCCCTCCAGTTTCTTCTACGCCAGCAGGGGATGTCACTCCAACTGATCTTAGCAGCCAAAATACAGAGCAAGATTTAATGAAAGCAAAGATAGATGCAGAAAAATCAAAAAAACAAGTAGATAGAGACTTGGACTCCAAGAAAAAAGAACTCACTTTTCAGAAGAAAAACGTTGATAATTTGAGAAAAGATAAAATTCCTGATTTAGAAAAACAACGTCAAGACCTAAACAAGAAGATCGCGGGTCAAATATAATAATCAAAAAAATACATCCCCTCCTATATATTAGTCAAAGAAGAGATTAATATTTTATGACCGATGAAATAATTCCGTTACGTAGGCCAGGTGGAATTCCTGTATCGACCCAAATAAAAGAAGAAAGTAAATATCCAACAGAAAATATTCCTTTACCAACCGAAGGATTTTTTTATGTTGAAGGAAATCCACTTGCTTCGGGTGTTATAGAGTTAAAACAAATGACCGCTAGGGAAGAAGACATCCTAGCCAACCAAGACCTTATTAAAAAAGGAACTGTAGTTGATAAACTTATCGAATCCCTAATAGTTGATAAGTCAGTAAGAGTCGAAGACATCTTTACTCAGGATAAAAATGCTATATTAATAGCAGTGAGAAGGTTGGCCTATGGAGATGGATATCCAATATCTGTAGAATGTTCGAGATGTTCCACACAAAATAAACTTGTGATAGATCTTAACAGTATAAAAAACAAGGAAGTAAATTGGTCAGGAATGACAAGGGGACAAAATAGAATAAGTTTCAAACTTCCTAGTTGTGGAAAAGAAATAACATTTAAATTACTCAATCAAACAGACGATAATTCGATTGAACAAGAATTGAAAAATTTAAAAAAGGTATCAAAAGAATCCTCCAGCGAGTTAACAACTAGATTAAAATATATAATTACTTCCGTTGATGGTAATTCCGACCAAGGTGTAATTCGAAAATTTATTGACACGGGACTATTAGCAAAAGACAGTCTAGCCTTAAGACAACACATGAAAGAAGTCATTCCAAACATTGACTTATCTTTTGATTTCCATTGTGAAAAATGTGAAACTGAAAGGAGGATGGACATCCCAATGGGAGCATCCTTTCTATGGCCTGACGCTACTACCTGAAGATAAACTCAGAATTCATTCTGATATAGTATCCTTAGCATATCACTCCAACGGTGCATTTACCCACGATGAAGTATATACTATGCCTATATCCTTGAGGTATTTTTATACAAAATGGCTAATAGAACAGATGAAGAAGGAGAAATCCCAATCGGAAGATTCAAAGAATCAAACAGGAAACAAAAAAGTTATACAGAAAACTCTTTAAATAAGCAAGTTGGACAATATTTATAATCATACAAAGTGATTTATGCCTGACCGAATAGATAAAGATACGTTAAAAGACTACGCAGACGCTAGCCGCGATGTACTCGAAAGTTTAAAAAGCTCCGCCGCGGAGTATGAACTTCACATGAGTTTCTTAAAAGACATCGGCGCACATCACAGAATAATAGAATCTGTTCAGAGTTCACAACTAAGCACCCAATCAAAAATTAATGCATTGGAAGCAAACATGCATGCTAGGTTAGTTAAAATAAGCAGTCTTCGTAAAGATATTTCAGATCTAGGAACAACTGATATTGCTAAATCACAAGAACTCACTAATCAATTAATGAATCAAGAGGATCATATTAGGGGGATGCAAGAAGAATATGCAAAACTCCATAAACAAAGAAGTGGAGAATTGGTAAGTGAATCATTGGGAATAAACGGAGTAAAGAAGATAACATCAGAACTCTCGGAACTATGGTCTTCAGGTGGACCAATGTTAATCGGAATAGTTTTAGCTGTAAAATTATTTAAATTTATACTTGATACGTTTAATGAAATTGATAAGGCTGCCGCAGATTTCAGAAAATCTTTGGGAATAACCAGAGAGTTTACTAAGAGCATAGATGACGATGCAAGAAGTATTCAATTTGAGTATGGGGCCGTAGGAGTGACTGCCAAACATGTATATGAATCAGTAAAAGCCATAGCCGAGTCTTTTGGAACAGCACTATCTTCTACCAAGAGAATGAAAATAGACATGGCCTTAATGTCTCAACAACTCGGTATATCAGCCTCTACGTCAGCAGAATTTTTAAGAACCATGGCATCCGTTGCTGGAACAACAGCTGAGTCACAACTCGACGTTGCTTTGTTTGCTGCTAAATTATCTCAGGCCGCCGATACCAACTTAGACGAAGTAATGAAGGATGTCGCTAATGCAACAAAATCTCATTACACTTTTATGTCTCGTTCTCCCATAGCCATAACAAAGGCTGCCGTGGAAGCAAAAAGATTGGGAACTTCATTAACATCCGCTGCCAGTTCCGCAGAAAAACTAATTGATTTCACTTCTTCGGTTAGAGATGAAATGGAAGCAAGCGTATTAATGGGTAAATCCATGAATTTACAAAAAGCAAGAGATTTATCATTTGCTAGAGACTTAAAAGGATTGAATGAAGAAATTTTAAAAATAGCAAAGGAATCAAGTTTTGAAGAACGTGATCCTATTACACAAAAAGCCATAGCTACAGCATTAGGAAAATCAGCAGACGAATTGGGTAAAATGTTGCAAGCAGACAAAGAAATGGATAGATTGAACCGTTCTACGGATGCGGGTATTCGAAATCAATTAAAATCGTATAACAGTCTAACTAAAGCAACCGCACAAAGAGTCAAAGACGAAGCTCAAAGTGAAAGACAAATATTGTCAATAAAGAATAACAGCGCACGAATAGAATCCATTCAACAGTCCTGGAAAGCCCTTACCCAAAGAATTGCGGAGTCATTTTTGCCTATAATAGATAACGTTTTAGGTGCAATCGCAAATACCCTATCATTCATCAATAAACACACTTACGGATGGGGTGCAGGATTGGCAGCGGCAGTAGTTGGTGCTGGTGCATTAGCTGCTGTATTCTTTGGTTTGTCGAAATTTTTTAGTGGAATAGGAGCCGGGTTAGGAAAAGGTGTAGGGGCATTCTTTAAAGGAACAGCATCAGGAATAAGAGCAATGGCATCACCATCTATATTAAGGGGTGTAATAAACATCCTAGCATTGAGTGCTTCTTTGATACCACTAGCATTTGCTATGAAATTGATGGATGGAGTTAATTGGAAAACGTTCTTTATCGCTGCCGCTGGTATAACAGCGTTAGCAATAGGCGCAGCAATATTGGGGCCTATTTTACCACTTATAGCTGCCGGCTCCCTAGCAATAGCTTTATTAGGTGCCTCGTTGATACCATTTTCGGCTGCCATGTGGATAGCGTCCAAAGCTATACAAAATTTTGCAAGTGGATTCCAAGTAATAGTTCAGGGATTTAAAGACCTACAGACTCTTAGTTTAATAAAAACGGTAT